TGGTGTTGTCATTATATTAACCCTCGCCCATTAAAGTTGACTTGGACATTTCCTCCAGATGCCTGTCTCTGTTTATCTTCATCATTTAATTCTTTTATTTCCCCATAAAATAACTTATCATACTTCATAGCTTGTTCATCTTCTTGAGTAAATGCAAATATTTGTGCACAAGCACCATATATAAGTATTCTTTCATTCTCATCTCTAAGCCAATGAGGAACATCTATACCAATATAATTAGCAGTATTAGTTCCAGCTCCATCTGCTGCTGCAGTTGCTTCGGTAGCAGTTGCATAAGCAGTTGTTGTATTACCATTTACAAAATACAATGCAGTAGTTCCACCTGTAGTTGTAAGTAGACCAGCAGCATAGTTTAATGCTGTAACTGCGTATTTAGCATTTAATGCAGGTAATCTTCTGTAATAATATAATTCTATATTTGATGCAGTTCCTAAATTTGAATCATCAAATCCTGGACTCAAGAACATTACATTTCTTTCTCTTGTCCAATAGTTATTATTACTATACTTTTCTGTAGTTGGATCAAAGAAAGTTCTAGTATCTAATTTCTCATTAAATACTCTTATTGTATTTCCTGCCGAATCAGTTTCTTTTACTGCTATAACCTCTACTAAATCGTGAGGTACTTGTATCTCTGTTTTACTTGGATTAAGATTATTTGCTATTGTTGTAGCATTTGTAAGCTCACTATCCGTATTTACGAATACAGCTACGTTTTCCAAAGGAGGAACTCGTAGAGTTCTATAAGCTTTATCTGCAGCATATTGTAACGAATCTTGTATAATGGCATCAGAAACAACTTCTTCATCTCTGTTACACCAATTCCTTACAAGAGTAGTTAGTTCTGTATATGTCAATGCCATATCTTACTCCTAAGTATTTACTAATAAATCAGGATATTCCATCATCAGTATTGTTTTTAATTTTTTCATATTATCTTTATCATTCATAAACAATGGATCATGCAGATTTATCTTATGATTCTGTAATATTTCTAAAGCGACAATATCAGGTATTGTTGCCATCTTACGATAACCTTTATTTACTCTACCAAAATATTGCTCTCTATCTCGATCTCGCTTAGCTTGATCTTTATATTGTTGTATATCTTGTTTTACTTCCCATTCAGCCGACTGTAAATCAAATCCAGCTTTCATACTTTTCTTTGGGTTTACAGTCGCACTTTGGAATGAGAACTCATTTTCACGAGCCATGCCCTCATTCTCCTATTATGTTGCTGGTTCTGTATAGGATACAAATCGACCTGATTTACCTATATAACCTAGTTCATCACCTGCTGTTGCTGCTGCAGGATTGGCATTAGTTGCCACTGAAGCGGCATTTGCTGTAAAGTGAGTCAGTTTATATCCACCACCAGTAACTTCGGCTATTCGCCATACTGCTCTATCTGCTGGATATATATTCCCATTTGCTGCTCTAATTACTAACATATTTATCTCCCTGTAAATACTGTTCCACCACCACTATAATAGTTGGATGCTTTTCCACCTTTAAATAATGTAGTAGCTTTCTTATAATTACCTTTACCCATTCTGCTTTTTACGAATGATTCACCTTTACCTTGCTTTCTAAGTTTATCAGCAGTAAACTTAGCATCATAAGAAGAACTGTTACTAATATTACTCCTATTCTTTTTCTTAACTGGAGCTTTAGGTTTAACTGAAGTTTTAGGCTTAGCCTTCTTGATTTGACCTTTAGTTATCTCGTTACCTTCTCCAGGATTTCCAGGTTTAGGTTTAGCTGGTTTAATTTCGTATGGATCAATCTTTTTCTTATCACCACTCATTAGTTTATTTATAGCATAACCACCACCAACAGCAGTTCCTACTGCAGCTAATGTTTTTACCCATTTTCCTGTTTTAGAATTCCAGAACTTACCATTCTTTTTCTGCCCATGAACTAGCTTTTTAGCATCCTTTGCAATATTTTTTGGTTGTGCTAGTTTAGTATAACCAAAAGCTTTTTGCATCTTTTTAATTTCTGCAGGTGAAGCATCTTTTAATTTTTTACCTGCTTTTGGAAATGCACTAGCACGAGCCATATCATCTGCTTTAGTAGGAGCTTTTCTCTTTCCAGCACCTTTGATTGGGTTGATTGTTTTCATCTTCCCTGCTGCTACTTTTCCTTTTGATTTACTACTTTTTAATTTCTTTGCTACCCATGAACCAGCACTTTCAAGCCAGCTTTTACTTTTCTTTTTTGGCATTTTATTTTTCTCCCATATAAATAAAAAAAGGGAAGACCGAAGTCTCCCCTATAGTTTATGCAAGTCCGTAGATTGCTCCACAGCCTTTTGGATTACGTACCTCAAGAGTACATTCTTCGACCATCATACCGACAGTTGAATCACCCTTTTGACCTACGTCAACCTCTTTTAGAGGTCTTAAGTATGCCATAGAGAACCACTGAGGATCATAAATGTATGCAGCAAAGTCTGCCATATCAGGTCTTCCACCACTAGTAAAGTAGTTAGTAGCATGACCATCACCGAGTATTGCTGTATGAACATTAGTTAATCCCATAATGTAGTTTGGAACTACCATAAGATCACCGAAATCAGACATATATACATCTACTGACTGTCTTAGTTTTCCGTCAGAATCCATATTACGTCTTACACCAGTATCACTTACCATCAAGTCAGAGAAGTCTCTTCTTAACTTTGGTGATACCATAATCTTAGTAGCCTTACCACCTTCTTCATAAATCTTCTGCATAACAGAATCGATTTCTGTCAAAGATAGTGAACCTCTAGTTGGTGCAGTTGAACCAGAAACGTTCACACTAGATCTTGGGATTGCAGTTCCGTTATTATCAGTTCCAGCACCTGTAGTAGCTGCAGAAGGAGCTTCCCACTGACCTACATAGTTTACAGTTGATGTCGCATTAACGAAAGCTGAGTATCCACCAGCAGCTCTTGCGTTAGCATTTTGAGTTCCTACTGCATTTGAGATATTATGAGCATGAACCATGTCAAACTCTAAGTCTCTCTTCAGTTCAGTACCTCTTTTCTTAAGCTGATATGCATATTCATCTGCAACTCCAGCTTGATCGACTGCTCTACGAGTACCAGACACAGCAATAGTCTTACCATTTATCTGTGTATAGTTTCCAAGTCTGGTTCTATTCGGACCAGTATGAGCAAATTTAGCACCAGTAGCAGGTGTAGCACCTGTACCACCTGAACCAGTTGCATCAGGAGCAATCCAATCAGTACCTTCACCGATTCTTGAGTTTCCTGGAGCTTCTAGCTCATCTGTCTGCCATTCGTGATAAATAGCAGTTGCTTTGCCTTTTCCGATTGATGACAAGAAAGGAGTTTCATCTCTTGTTATCATCGTAATAAAATTTGCAAGATCTTCTCTTTGAGAGACGTCCTTGCCAGTGCTTCTAGCTGGACCTGCTGGTCCACCTGCACCTCTTACACCGAGTGTATTAGCCATTATAACCTCCGATTATTTAAGCATTATTATTTAATGATTGCTCTGCATAACCTCGAAGAAAAGCCATTTGATCTTCTTCAGATGATTCTGGATCAAAAGCTCTATTCCTAATTAAATCGGCTTGATCTATTTCCTTTTGGGATTTAGTTTTAGCCTTCTTAAGTGGTGCTTTCTTGGTAGCTACTACTTTTCTTTTAGCAGTACCTTTAGAAACTCCTTGCTTAAGTCGTCTATAATCATCAACAAATTTAACTATTTTAGGATCAACAACTGTATCTAATAATTCCTCGCTAATACCTTCTGAAATAGCAAATTCTCTAATAGCCTTTGCTGTCTTCTCATTAAAGTCAGGTATCATTGTCGGAATAGCTTTAGAAAAGTTTTCTAGTTGTTCTTGCCAAGCTTTCTGATTTTGTTGTTCAACATTAGCTTGTACACCTTTAACAATATTCTCTCTATTCTTCCGAGATTCCCAGTATTGTTTTTGTACTTGCTCTCTTTGATCTTTCAACTCTTGAACTTGATAAGAATCTCCATCCTTTCTAGCTGTATCTATCTTTGATTCTAGATCATGGTATTCTTTAGAATATCTTTGTTCTTCTTGGTATAAAACATTAGCTGAAGCCATACCAATATCATTTATTTCTTTAAACTTATTGTTATATTCATCTTCTAATTGTTTCCTTGCATCGCCAAGTTCACGACCCTTATTAGAAAGAGATTGTTCAGTAGAGTAACCTTTAATAAGATCACTAAAAGATACTGTAGTTTCTTTGCCATCTATTTTGACAGCAACTTTAGCATCTAAATCTAAGTCATCAGTAGTATAGACTTCAGGTTCTTCGGTAGAGGACTCTTGGTCATCATCTTCTCCTTCGGTTTCTTCTTCTTCAGCTTCGACTTCGTCTTCAACTTCTTCGGTTTCGGATTCTTCTGATTCTGGGTCTTCCTCAGCTTCTTCCGTGTCTAACTCAGGCACTTGCTCAGTGGTTAGAGATTCTTCGTTCTCAGTAAATTCTGAGTTACGAACAATGTCAGCCAGCAACTGTTCTTCTGTTCGACTATCCGTTGCAGTAGAGTCATCCGTTGGGGTAGAGTCTATTTTTGCTTCGGTATTCTTTGCCATTACTTAACCTCCTTAGTGGGTTTTGTTTTTGGTTTAATCATTTCTACATATCTATTACGCATTTCATATAAGTAATGAAGTGTTTGCACATTGAGTTTAGCTTTTCCTCCACTACGCATTGAATCGTATTCTAGAGTATTTATTACAGTTTCAAAATTATTTATTACTTTATTATAATCAATTTGATACATTATCATCGTCCTCCTTAAGGTGTGGTATGTTTTTACCATATGTCTCAAAGTTCATCATTTTCTCCTTGACACTACCTAGTGCCATAGCAGAACTGTAGAGAAACTCACGAGACTTAGTTTCATGGGGTTCTGTTTTTAACCATTCTAAAAAATAGTCTACCAGAACTTCGCCATATACTTCATCGAAAAATTCATCCCTTTCTTTTGCTGCAAAATGCCCTTTAACATGTGCCCTTCTAGCAAGTTCTTCAGGATGAATCTTATGATGTCCATGTGATTTTTTATTACCTAGCTTCTTCTCAGCTATCGGTTTATATTTATCCAATTTTAATTTTCCTTGGTTTTTTATCCTCTGGAATAATTCTTTCCAGTTTAATAATTAGTAATCCGTTTTCTAATTTAGCACTTTTGACGAAAATATCGTCTGCCATAGAAAAATTACGAGTAAATTTCCTATTAGATATACCTTTATATACTTCATCTTCTTTAGTATTCTCTTTATTAGAAGCAACTGTTAGCATATCTTCTCTTACAGTTATTTCTATATCTTCCTTAGAAAAACCAGCGAGTGCCATTTCAATCGTAAAGTTATCTCCATCCCTTTTTATATTATAAGGTGGGTATGAGGGTAATTTTTTACTATGATGTATAAACTCATCTAGTTGATCAAAGACTCTTTCGAATCCTATTGTATAAGGTATTGGGCTATTATTTAAAAACATATTCATTTTGTTTCTCCTTTATTAAGCGAGGTGGGCATCATACTAGATCCATAAGGCATCTTAGTATTAGCTCCTGTTGTTAAGCTACAAGTGTATTGTAGATTATTTCTCCATTTTGAGCTGAAGTTCCGTGTGCAGTGCTAAGATTTACGAGTGTCTGAGCACCATCATTCAGACCTGTAACAAGTCTGTAAGATTTCTTATCTACTGATAGACCTGTTTGTACTGTAGTACCTGCAGTTGCTACATCAAATGTGATTGCTGCATCACTATGGTTAGTTACCATAATAATTCCTGCAGCTGAGCCTGCAGCTGTAGTTATTGTACCTGATTGAGTACCTCCAACTCCAGCACTAGTTAATGTTACTGTTGCCATTTGCTTCTCCCTCCATAGGTTGTTGTTGTTGTGGCATTAAAAGCTCTCTCGCCATCATAATTATCTGAGTATAATCAGGTCGAGATGGCAATTCGACACCTTCTTTCTGTGCCTTGATTTGTAAATCAGCCCATTCTTGAAAGTGTTTATCAATGGAGACAGCTAATTGTTTAGAGTTGTCATCCATAGTATTCTTACTTTGAGCATCTGTAAAAGTTACATTGGCTTGTGCCAATTCAACATCAGCTTGAGCTTTTTGCTTAGTTAACTGTTCTGTTATTTCAGCATCTTCAGTTTGCTTTTGTAAAACTTCTTCTGCTCTTTGTTTAAATTCATCTGTAGTATAATCTTCTAAAAAATCATTACTATCTAAATTCATAGATTCTATTAATTGAGTAGCCAAAACTGCAGGAGCTATTGGCTTAATAACCATACCTTGACCCTGTTGATTAAGGGCTGGTAATATTTCTCCACCTATTTTAGATAGCTTATTTATTCTATTACTATTAGAATTTTCTCCAATATCTAAAAATATTTCTACATCCATTTCATTAGGAAGTGTAGCCATGTCAATGGTATTATAAACTCCACCAGCAAAATAACTTTGTTTGCCTTTCATCTTTTTAACCATCGTTTCATATATACCTGCTATCAATCGCTTAAATCCAGTTTCAGCAAATCTACGCCCAATATGCTGGATTCTCTTTTGAGCAGCTGATTGTACAGCTGAAAGCTTCTGTTCAGAGTTCCCTGACACATATAGAGTATCGTTTAAACCCTGTGCAGCTTTTGACATACCAGTAGCCTGTTCTTTTATTAATTGCAAGTGTTCTAATAAGGGAACAGTACCAGTAGAAATTGTTTCTGGAGCTAATTGAGCCACTGCAGCAGCTGGATTTCCATTAGTAGGAATGATTTGTTTAGGCTTCATATTTTGTAAAGCACTAAAATCAACTACATTAGGATCAGCTAACTTAGGACTATAATTAGATAAGTATGTATTTTCTACAAAACCTCTAAGAATAGCAGTACTAGCAAGAGTACTACTTCTAGTGAAGTCTGCCATTGATAATCCAAAGAATTCGTGTGGAATATCAATAGGAACAATACTAGCTAAAGGTATAGATTCTACATCTTCTTCATGTAATATATGGTTACCAACAGATATAAAATGCTTTAATTCTGCTATACCATCGCCATCTCTATCAACTCTCATCCATGATTCTGTTAAAGTTATTTCTTGGTTAGCTTCTAAAGGATATGCCTCATTACCTCTATATCCTTGCCAATATCTTTGTCCTGTTATTTCTTTACGAGCAGCGACATCTTCACTATATTGTCCACTACCTATCCACTCTTCATCTCCTCCTAATTCAGCCCACTCTTGATCTGTAAGATTTTCAGCCCATTCAGGATAATGTCTTCTTATATCTGAATGTGTCATATCGGATTGAACACCGACAAAACTAGCATTATCTATATCTGTAGCTTCATGGCTTATTCTAAAGGATTCAGGTGGAATCAATTCCATCTTAACTTTACTTTTATTAATACGTTTTCTTAATCTAACATCGATATAGGAAATTACCTCACTATTAGGATTGAGTGTTAACTCGTTAACGACTTCGTAATTTTCATCTGCAAGTATTTCATCTAACTTAGTTTCATCAATGACCTCGTAGTCTTCCATTACGTAATCAAAGTCTTCTACATAATCCCATCTGATAATAGCATTCTTCCAAAGAAGTGATGCTTTCATCCATTGTTGAAGTATTTCCCATCCTCGATTCTTTTTAAATATACAGTAATTAACTAGATTACTAGCATCCTTAGAGGCTTGAAATGCACCTGGACTTTCATCATATGGTACAAACCTAGCTATTTTTCCGTTATTTAGAAATAAATCTGATAATACAGCAGTATAGGCTTCTACTACTTCTGTTGTACTTGTATCAACTATCGTACTCACCCCTTGAGGTGATAAGTGATCCATTGCAAGACCTGCGTACTCATAGGTACTTTTAAGTCTTTCTCTACTGAGATCTGAACTATTTAACCAATCACCAGAGCTATTTTGAACTCCAGCTTCTATTTGGTTAATTAATTCTTCATCAGTAACTGCTTCTTTATATCCACTCATCCGATTGTACCTCTACCTGTATAAATAGGTTTAGCCTTAGACATAATCTCTTTATTATAAGTATTAGGTTGCGATATCTCTCTTTTACTTTTATCTTTCTTCTTAGTCGGAAGAACAGGTTTTTGTTGAATGTATCTACTCATATTACCACTCCTGGGTTTGCTATCTTTAATTTTTCGACCTCCGAAAAATACTAAAAGGTTAATGGTAGTGTTGACAGTAATAGCTACTACTAGCCACATTTCCCACCATTCCATTCTTTACCTCTTTTTATTCATCCAAGCTGTTGTTCCCATATAAGCTCCTACTATACCAGCTCCACTTATATAGAATAAATTACTTATGTCTGACAATGCTTGTACTCTATCCAATGGGATAAAGAACATAGCTAATGTAAATACTCCCATAGAAATAAGAGTATATCTTGCCATTCTTAATTGTGCTAATTGTTTCCTCAATGCTGTTTCTGTTTCCTTTATTTCTTTGACATGAGATAGTTCTTCGTCTGTAACAATACCATCTCCGTCTTCGTCATATTCATTATATGCTGAGTCTTTTTGTAGTGTTTTTTGCATAGGCTTCTTTTATCTCATCCATTGTTCTGCCACACCCAATACATCTGCCATCCTCTAGCTTACATACTTTAATGCATGGACTTACTCCATGTTTTCTTCCAGGAAAAAATTTTCGATCATTTCGATTTGGTCGTTGTATTTTGCGATTTGATCTAATTGCTCTTCGATAGCCTCTACGATCTGATTGTGTTCACCGATACCTACTGGGTTCGACAAATAAACCTCTATATTAGCTATGTGTTTAGCAATATGACCTTCTGCGTGTTTCTTAACTGCTTCTATTAAATGTGCCCTCATATTTTCCTCCTATTGAAATTTTCCTTGTGGGTTTAATACTGTACCTGGAAGCCAATCATCACCTACTTTATTATATAGTATATTTAATCGTCCTTTTAGGTTTGGACTCCAGATAGTTCCTATGCCCTCATGAGGCGATATATTTTTTATACTTTCTGGTTTTATATCCATAATATCATTTGTTATTCTCTTTTTCTCATCCATTGATTTCCATTTAAGATTAGGATTTCTTTGATCTAATTTTGATAAGATATGAGCAACTCGTTTATCCGTACCTTCTTCTATGAGGTCTAATTCTATTTTCTTTGCTTTTGCTTCAGCCTCTGCAGCTCCTCTAAAATCATTTGAAGTTTTATTTTTTCCTGCTGCTGTCTTTTCAGTTCTTAATCCCTTTTGAATAGCATTAGCTATTGGTTCACCTAATCTTCTTAATGTACCTGAAGAATTATACTGTGGTGATAGTGGACCTTGAAATAATCCTTTTACTCCTTGATATCCTCTTTTTGTTAGGTCAACCCCTTTTTTAACTAAAGGAACACCCCATAAGGCAGAGAAGGCAGTATTCCAAATCGGTTCACCATAGTGATCATAGTATTCCCCAACATGTTCTGTTGCTTTATCCCAAGTTGACATATCTGAACCATCACTCCACTTTCCTGTTTTATGCCATTCATATTCTGGTTTTGAATCTAAATTAGACCAATCCGATATTGCTTTTTTACCATAATGATACACACCATATGGTGTCCAATCTGCAAGTATTTGTTCTATATTTTCTCTATTTTCAGGTGAATCTCTATATTCCTCTCTTGCTTTTTTAACTGCTTCACTTTTTGCATAAGCTTTTGGTTGATATTTTTTCTTTGCTTCTCTAATCATATCGAAATAAGCATTTGGGTTTGGTTTCTTACCCAATGGTCCTGATGGTCTTTTCTTTGGAAGTGTATCCATAACAATTCTCCGTATAAGTGGGCTTTACCTACCCCTTGCAGCCCAGACAAGGTGAGGACAATGGTAGAACTAGTTTAGAGTAAACTTTTGAAGTTCTTGCTCTAATTCTTCATCAGACAAATCACCAGCATCTACATTTGTTTGTGTAATATCTTGTCTAGATAACTTTGGTGCTTGATATTCTGCCAATATACTTGCCACTTTTAGTATTTCTTCTGTATTATTATTTTCCATGGCTTGAGCCAATACGTAATTCAAGGCTTCAATAGCACTGGGTGCTTCTTCTCCCATCTCTTGCATAGCCTTGATAGCTTCTTTTGCCATTTCTCTTTTTTGTTTATTCTTTTTTCTAGTCTCTAGTCCTCTTTCTTGATATTCTTTTGCCATTTCTGGAGAATTTATTGTTTTAAGGTTAGCTAAAGAATTTTCACTTACAGCCATTTTGTATCTACCTCCTGTATATGTCCGACTTTATCTCTCCACGAAACAGTATCATCGGTTAGTCTGTGTTGATGAGTTCTATATGCTTCTAGTGCTATGGCTAGGGCAATAACAGAATCATCGTAATTACCAGCAAGAGCACTTGTAGAGCCATTTTCGTGAGAGACATATGTTCTTAATTCCTGTATTATAATATCCGAATAAATACCCAAATCAAATTCTTCTATTGCTCGTTTTAGATTTCCTATTATCATAGGTTTCGTAGAGACAGTAGTTCTGAATCCAGGTTTTATTCCTTCTTCATTAAGTAGGGTGGCAGCCTTCGTTTGATAGTAAAGATTAACATAATTCATTTGCTTGAGTCTATTCAAGGTTGCCACACCTAAACTGTTGCTTTCAACTGCTAATAGAGCATTATTAAAGTACCTCCCAAGGTAAAATAAAATATCCCCAAAGACACTAGGGTCAATAAAGTTATCCCTGAACAATGCACAGACTTCTCTCTCCTTATTCATTATTACTGCTGAAGAATAGTCTTGACCAACACCAAGAGCTACATCAGCACCTATTATAAACTTATCTTCAAATGAAGGAGCTTTCCATATTTCAAGATGTCCATTCTTATTATCTTCGAAATAACTACTCTCCTCATCATATCTTCTCAGATAGGTTGGAACTTGTACTTCATATTGACTGACAATAGTTTGGTCAAAGACACTATTACCAGTAACTAAAAAGGCTTCTTCTCCACTGCTGGGGTATTCCTGTATAAACTTTTTATCCCCACTCTCTCCTAGCTTAAGTCTTCGCCAGTAGATTTGATCGTCATCTAATTCATAATCATCTTTTAAAAATTCTTCTTCTTCCGTTAATTCCATTCCCTCAGGAGCATCTCTACGATATTCTGGTGTTATATACCAAGGTAGGAATATGGGTAAATATTCGTTCTCACCTCTCATAGCACCTTGAAATAGTCTGTAGAATTCTCCACTAGCACCATTCGCAGTACTTTCCAGTATTACTTCCGTGTCATCAGCCTGACTAATTCCCTGGAATAATCCTGCGAGGATTTGTTCATCGAATTGCCAGAATGCCACCTCTGAAAGGTGGGCAATAGTCGGAGTTGTTCCTC